ATGTTGCGTTACACTACCTTGCGTAATGTTTGCGTCTGGTACGTTAGCCCAAGTAACTGAAGATGTTAAGTCATTTAACTCTACAAAACCTTCGTCACCTTCTATGTTACCCCAAACTGTGCCTGTCCATACTTGTAGTTTATTACCTACAGTATTAAAGTATAAAGCACCTGTTATAAGTGCATCACCATCATTGTCTACAGTTGGTGCAGATGCCTTAGCACCTAAGTACCTATCGTCAAAGTCATCATAAGAAGCAGCAGCATTAGTAGCTGAGGTAGATGCTTCGCTTGCCTTAGTAGTTGCTGTGCTTGCTGAAGTAGATGCACTTGATGCGCTAGAAGCAGCAGCAGTTGCACTGTTACCGGCATTGGTTTCACTTGTAGCGGCATTGCTAGCAGATGTGTTAGCTTCACTTGCTTTTGTAGTAGCAGTTGTAGCTGAGTTAGTAGCTGAAGTCGCAGAGGTAGATGCACTCGATGCGGAAGTTAAAGCTTCAGCAGCAGATATTGCAGCATTAGTAGCTTGCTCTGTTACGTCTGTAATTGTAGCGTCTGTAGTAGAATCACCTGCGCCACCTATACCTCGATATATTGCCATGTACTACCCCAGAAATCGTTTAAATAATATAGTGGCTAAAGCACCCATAAACGATGCTAAACTAAGACCTACCCAAAATGCGCCACGCGACCGATTGGCTAGCTCTAATAATTCTTTTAGGTCAAGCTCCATTGAGCCTACCTTTTCCTCTAAAGATTCTACTTTACTAAGTAGCTTCCCATACTCTATTGGGTCTATATCTTTCATAACATGTCCTAGTAAAGAAAGGGGCTACCTAAGTAACCCCTCGCATTAGTTAGTAAGATTACGCAGGAACAGCGATAACCAAACCAGACTCAGGACGAACTGTCTTAACACCATACAGTGTATCGGCAGTCATTAAATCACCCAAGTACTCTTGCTTGTATTGAGTTTGAGTACGAACACCCATTTGCTCAGCAAGAACCATACCGTCTTTCTGACCCATGATAGCAGCTTTAATATCACCACCAGCATCGTTAGCAGCAGCACTTTCAATAACTGGGCAGTTGCTAGATACATAGATGTCGATACCGTATAGACTACCAATTTGACCAGTCATGATACCACGACCATCTACAAAGTCAGATGAATTGTAACGGTCAATACCCATAATAGTGTTACGAACACTAGGAGGGATTACTAGGAAACGACCATCCATTGGAACATCATTGTCATCTAACTGTTGTACCAACTCACGGAAAGCTAAGTCAGTGAACAAGTCAGTAGCAGCTACAGTGTCAGCAGCGTAGGCAGCGATGCCATTTGCTCCATCAACGTAGAAGCTGTTAGAATGAACCCAGTCAGAACCAGAACCATTATCATCACCAAAAGTTTTACCTAGTGCGAATAGGTCATCGTCTACCTGCTTAGATAGAGCGTAGCCAGCATCTTCTGTGTAAAAAGAACGTAGTGATGGTTGTGCCTGTACGTCAGTAATATCTTCAATCAAACGAGAGTACTCGTAATGCTTGTTGATAGATACCTGTACTTCAGACTCAGTTGCAGCAATCAATGTTACTTGAGTAGATGCAGCTTTAGCTGAAGCAGAACCACGAGTAGGAGCAGGGATATGAATAGTATCACCTTTCTTACCAGAATGATTCATTTTGTTTACAAGATTAGCAAGAACAAGATTTCGCTTGTATGCCGCAATAATTTCGTTAGACCAAATCTCTGGGATAAATGTAGCCGCAGTAGTATTGGTTACGTGATTAGTACCTAGTGCCATTTTCTTTAATACCTTTAAGTTTAGAGTTTATTTTTTAATAACCCTTCCTTCCGCATAGGCCTTGTCAATTTCAAAGACGTTAGCTCTATACTTCTCAGGGTTTTTAATCATTAAATTAAGTAAGTCCTGCTCCTTATATACTTTACGAGATGGTGGCTCCGCAGACCCTTTACCTCCTGTGCTAGCAGCTTTCATTTGAGACTTACGTTGTTTCTCACTAACTTCCTCTACCTTCTTATCACTCTGTTTTCTTTCAGACCAATTAGAAAGTAATTCGTTAGCTGCGTCATATTCGTAGTTATCAAATCGTTTTGCTAACTCAGTACGTATCGCACTGCTTGCTACCCACTCCTGAAAAGAAATATCTTCAATAGTCTTTTTCCAATCTGGATGAATACTAGTAAGTTTGTCTACAGCAGCTTGTTGTTTTGTCTGCTTAACTAACTCACGCATTTCATTTAGAGTTGAATTTTTAGATATTGCAGCTTCTACAAACTCATCAGGGTTTTCGTAAATATCTGGTGCAGGTTTATTGTTGGGGCTTTGTTGTGTATCTGTACCCTTTGTCTTAATAAAGTCTTCGAGTATTCCTCGATAGTCCCCTATCTGTTGCCCTTGCCTACCAATCATGCTTTGTGCATCTAAGACCATTTTAATAAGGTCATCGCTTGACTTGCCAGCAAATCTAGGGTCTTGCTCGATTGTATCCTCTTTAGTTTCTTCTGGTACTTCTTCTTCTTGTTCTGTTACGCTTTCGGAAGTATCTTCAATTACTACTGACTCATCTTGTGCAGATGGATTATCAGGTAATTCGTTTACATCAACTAAAGTTTCGTTTTCTTTTAACTCAAATTCCTCTTGAAGAGGGTCTACAATACTCATTTAATAGTTACTCCGTACACAAGTGTATTATGGATTAGTTTTATACTGCGGCTTTCTCATGGTCTTTTGCCCACTTAATATCTTTGTCAGGCCATCCATGACCTTTAAAGATTGTAGACACAGGAGAAATTAGCCGCGTTGCGGTGTTACCACAAACTGAACAAATCAACTCTTTTGTATCAGAGTCTGCGAAATGCTCTTGCTTGTGTTTGTTTTTGCATTCAAAATCAAATAACATTTTAGCCATTATCTTCTGTCTGCTTTGCTTCTTCTTGAAACGAGTCGTACGCATTACTTATAGCGTTTTCCCAGTTTAGAAGTCGGTGGAATACTGTCAGTTGTCCTTGTGCAAAATGTAATTCTTTAGCATCTTGGAGTGACAGTAATTGAATTGTTTCAGAGGCTTCCTTAACATCTTCTTGAAATGCTTGCCAGCCTTCTGTTTGAAATAAATCAAAGTATGTATTATAATAATTTTCTAATTCAGGGTCTAATTCCATTAGAGTTTCCTTTTATATATTATATCATGCAATAGGTAAAATGTCAACTTATTTATTTGACATCTGTAATTTAACGATATCTTCTTTAGTATCAAGCTCTTTTTCTTTTAGCTCTAACTCTGCATACTTAACTATCTGCTCAAAGTCACTCGCTGGCATAGACTTAGCCATAGCAGCAATACGTTTAGTTTCTTCTTCTATAGGAAGTAACTGAGTCTCAACTTGATTCTGCTGAATACGAGATAGAATTTCTTGAGTTTGCGCTTGTAAGTTTTCAAGAGTTGCTTTCTTACCTTCCATTTCCATTTGCATGTTGACTTGTTGAATCTGTTGTGCTTCAGGGTTAGGCTGTCTTGATTGACGCATAGATTCTATAATAGCTTCCCTATTAGCTAGACCCATATTATCTACAATAGATTCAATTAACATAGGATACTCAGGGGATTCGGGTGACATAGTTTGTAGTAACTGTACTAATTGAGTTACTTCGTACTCTCGTGCAACAATACCCAATGAACTAGATGCTACAAACTTATAATCTTTAACTGGATATAGTCTTGGTGAAAACTGCATGTAACGACAGGCAGACTTTTCTACGAATGGTATTAGGAAGTTTTCTTGGAAGTTAATCAAAGTACGCTTATGGCGTTTGATAATTGCACCTAGAGCCATTGACGTACCTGCTGCTGTACCTTCGCCATTAATGGATGCAGGGATGCCAGCACTATCAATAGCACCAGTAGCTTGCTGTACCATTTGTTGTAGTTGTTGTGCTTGCGTAAATGTTACTTGGTCTAGTTGCCCAAACTTAAATGGCTGTAATACTTCTGCGGGATTGCCATTAGTTAAAATAGTCTTCCCTGGTCTTTTTTTTTTTCAAGCAGAAGACGGCATACGAGATGCATCCACAGCCATCATAGGATGAACTGTAAGAGCTAACGCATCAATACGTGCGCGTAGCTCAGTGTCTAGTGCTTTCTGGCTGTTGTAGGCCTTCTCACAGATGCCACGACCCCAGAACTTAAATGGTACTAAGTCCCAAGAGAAAGCAACTACTGGTCGGTCTTGCTTCATGTATGGGTTCTTTTCTACTTTAAGAAGAGTCTCACCATTGGCTACTACTGCAATAACTTCCGTGTAACTACTTTCTTCTTCATCATCTTCCTGCTCTCCCATAGTGGATAGCTCTATTTCTTCATCAGAAGATAAGTTATCTAAAAGCTCTGTAGGAACTAGTCCGTAGTATTTAGTCAAACGAACCATATCTGTTTCATGCATACTAGTTTCTATATCACTAGCATCATCTAAATCTGTATCATAAGTTTCTTTGTTTACTTCTGCCTTTCGATAAATTCCTTTGTCCATACCCATTTTAATTTCATGGTAAGGAACCATCTTGTCAATAGCCACACCTAACGCATCTTCAATGTTAGTGGCTAGTGGGTCAATTAAAAAGTTTTGTGGCATAATTGGGTCTAGCCGTACAGTAGTCCTATTACCTCTCATAACTCCTACTGCTTGCATAGCACCATTCATAGCTGGTTGTGTAGAGGGGCGTAGCTCAACTACTTCATCTAGTACTAACTCGCCAATGCCTGTTCCAAAAACAGCAGAATTAATTAAACATTCAGCAATACTGCTTCTTGCTTTAGTAAAATGCATGTCTTCTTCTAATTGATTACGTAGTAAAAGAATGTCATTGGGGTTTGGGTCTTGTAGGTCATCCTTAATGTCAAAGAACTTACCACGACCAAACGTAGCTTCCTCAATCTCTGCAACTGAACTTTCTACTGCTTGCTGTGTAGCAGGAGAGATAAGGCGAGAACGCTCTGACTCACGCATACTGTCAGATTTATTCCATATACCACGCCAGATACGATAGTACTCATCATGTATCTCTGCGTAGTTAGTTT